TGTTCTCGCTCGCTATGGGAAACCGAGGCAAGCTCGGTCAGCTAATCGCTATCACTACAGCCGGGCAAAAGACAGACATGACCGGACAGGACTCTATCGCTTACAGTCTTTACCAATACGGCAAGAGAGTTGCCAGCGGTGAAATAGAAGACCCTAGTTTATTTATGGCTTGGTGGGCAGCCCCAGATGAGGCAGACCATCGTGATGTAGAAGTGTGGAGGAGAGCGAACCCCGGCTTTGATGACCTAGTTTCTAAAGATGATTTTGAATCAGCGGTTAGGCGAACCCCAGAACCGGAGTTTAGAACAAAGCGATTAAATCAATGGGTTAGCTCTATGAACGCTTGGCTACCAAACGGAGCTTGGCAACCACTTATTCAAGAGCGTGAGTTACTACCCGATGATGACATAATTATTGGATTTGACGGCTCATTTAACGGAGACTGTACAAGCCTTGTCGGTTGTACGATTCCGAAAGAGGATGAGAAGCCCTATTTGTTTATGATTAAGACTTGGGAGAAGCAACCCGAAGATACCGATGATTGGCGTGTAAACACTCAAGAGGTTGAGGACATGATTATTCAATTCTGCTCGACCCATAATGTTAAAGAGATAGCCTGTGACCCTTATCGCTGGCAAAGGTCTATGGATGCTATGGCAGAGATGGGTTTACCTGTTATTGAGTTTCCGTCAACTAGCCCAAGCCGGATGGTTTCTGCCTGTGCTAAGTTTTATACCTCGGTTACAGAGCAAACAATGATTCACGATGGTAATCCATTACTTGAGCGACACTTAACCAACGCAGTAGTCAAGACCGACAGAATTGGGCCTAGAATTGTAAAAGACAACCGAGGCTCACCACGAAAGATTGATGCTGCTGTAGCGGCAGTCATAGCCTTCGATAGGGCAACTGTTGGTAGAGTGGAGGATGAGCAACTTGTCCCACAATTCTTTATCTAAGGCGGATATGGCAACGACACTTCAAATCATCGGAGCTTCAGCAATAAGTATTGGCGCAGGTCTTATCTTTATCCCGGCAGGTTTAATTATCGCCGGTATCTTTGCACTTTTATTTGGCTTGGCTGCCGAAAGGAAATAACTAAATGCTCAACAATCTTTTTGAACAGCGAGCAATAAGCTTCCAGACAATTTGGGGTACTGGCGGTGACATCGAGGTTCTAAATCAATCGGGAACGGTAATCAACCCTGAAACAGTCTTCAGAGTAAACGCAATCTTTTCAGCGGTCAGCCTTATCTCTGACACTATCTCTACCCTGCCACTTGACTCATACATCCGCAGAGATGGCGCACGCTTCGCTTTTAGACCAAGACCAGCTTGGGTACAACAGCCAGACATTGATACAAGCAAGGAAGCTTTTTATGGTTCATTGATTGTTTCTATGTTGCTTGATGGTAACGGCTTTGTCCGAGTCTTTAGAGATAGCTCTGGCCGAGTAGTTAACATGACGGTTCTAAATCCAACTAAGGTTGAAATCCGAAAAGACAAAGTTGGTGGAGTTACTTTTATTTATGAAGGTGAGAACAAGCCACTAAACAAGAATGAAATCTTACACATTCCAGATGTCGTTCGACCCGGCGAGACTCGAGGCATCTCAAGAGTTACAGCACTCAAGGATAACTTCGGACTTGCTCTTGCTCTAGAATCTTATGCTGCTCGATTCTTCGGTCAAGGCGCAAGCACTAACGGTATCATCGAGTTTCCCGGCAACCTAACACCGGAGCAAGCCAAGCAACTAGTTGAGGGCTTTGATGCGAGACACAAGGGATTCCGCAAGTCACATAAGACAGGTGTTCTTTCCGGTGGGGCAAAGTTTGTACAGACCACAGTAGCGAACGACCAAGCACAGTTTATTGATTCACGCAGAATGGCTGTCGAAGATGTAGCTAGAGCCTTTAACATTCCTCCGCACCTTCTAGGATTACCCGGCACAAACACCTATTCAAGCGTTGAGCAAAATAACATTGCGTTTGTAACTCACACACTTCGCCCAATAGTTCAAAAGCTAGAATCAGCCTTTACATCACTAATGGTCAACGAGCCCGGTGGCTCAACAGCTTTCATTAAGTTCACGCTTGACGGATTATTGCGAGGCGATGCTAACTCACGATTCTCGGCTTACAGCGTTGGTCTACAGGCCGGATACCTAACCATCAACGACATCCGCAGACTCGAAGACTTGCCACCAGTTGACGGTGGAGAGATTATTCGAGTGCCACTAGCCAGCGTAAACATTGACGCAGCTGAACTTGTAGCTACTGACAAGCGAGTAAACATGGCTCAAAAACTTGTCAACTCAGGATTCGACCCTGCCGAGGTAATGGCTGCTATGGGCTTGCCAGAGATTGCTCACACCGGATTGCCAACTGTCCAGCTACAGGGTATTGCTCAGGTAAACCCAGAGGACCCAACTGCGGCTTATGAGGTTGAGTAATGCCGATTACTACTGGACAGATACTTGCCGGCACAGCGAGAGTTGCGATTGACGGAAGTTCAGTCAGCGACTGGAGATTACACATTCATAATATGGATAATACAACTGCTGTTTATATCGGCAATGAAACTGTTACAACTTCAAATGGATTTAGCCTTTTCAAAGAGGACTCACTAGAGCTTCAATGCTATCCAAATGAGCATGTCTATGTTGTTTCAAGTAAAGGTAATCACCCCATCTCATTCTTGAAGCAGGTATAGAAATGCCCTATTACATTACACAGACAAATCCTGACTGCCCTAACTGGGCAGTTGAGAAGGAAGATGGCGAACTAATCGGTTGCCACGACTCAAAGGAATCTGCTATTGACCAAGCTGTCGCTATCAGTATTGATGAGGATACCGAGTTTGTTGGCGAAAGAGCCGCAGTTGGTTCTCTAGAGGTCGGTGACTTTGTTTCTTGGTCACCACTAGACCCAAGAGTTGCAGCTCAGGTTGAGATGGTTGAGAGTCAGTTTGCTATCGTTCGACTATTTGAATTTGAAGACGGCATCTTTGAGCCAACCGACAAGATGATGGTTATTAATGTATTTCAGTTAGAAAAGATACCAACCCCAAAGATGATTGCTGTCGAGGTTGAGGAGATTGAGGAAGAAATGCCTGAAAGCATTGATGAGACTATTGAAGACAGCCCTGAGGATGAACTAGATAACATAAGGGCTATAAACCAAGAAGCTCCTGCCTACATGAGAGCAGCAGCCCGGAGAGGCCTTGAGTATTACGAGGAAGGCCTTGCTGGTGACGGCGTTACTCCCGGCACGATTCGAGAGGCTAGAGAAATGGCTCAGGGTCGAGTCAGCGATGATAAGTGGATAAGAATTGCCGCTTGGATTGCTAGACATCTAGTTGACCTTGATGCCCCAGATGCAAACCCAGATTCAGATAATTACCCATCAGCAGGTGTAGTGGCTCACTTACTTTGGGGTTCAGGACCAAGCAAGCGAGCAGCGCAACGCACTAAAGACTACGCTGATTCAATAGTTGCTAGAATCAGAGCAGAGGAAACTAACAGCATGGATAACAAAGACAAGTGGCTAAAGGTCGCTAGAGCAATCGCACTAAAGATTGACGGCCCACAGACTAAAGAGCCAGAGGTACGCACTAACAGCGTTGACTTCGAGGTTAGAGCTGAGGGTGACGGTATGACCTTTACCGGCTATGCCTCTGTATTCAATAGCCCATCCGAGGACCTTGGTGGCTTTATCGAGTATGTTGCCCCGGGTGCTTTCAAGCGTTCCCTACAATCTCGCAACGAGGTCAAGCTACTTTGGAATCACGACTCAGGTGAGCCACTAGCTTCCCTTAGAGGTGGCACTATGCAACTTGTCGAGGATAACCGAGGCCTAAAGGTTACTGCTCAGCTTCCGAATACCACCCGAGGTAGAGATGTCGCTGAGTTGCTTCGCACTAATGTAATCAACACCATGTCTTTTGGATTCAATGTCATTAGAGATTCTTGGTCAAGCGATGGTAAGACACGCACCCTAGAGTCAGTTAGATTATTTGAAGTCAGCGTGGTTAGTTTTGCCGCCTATCCAGACACGACTGCTCAGGTTCGCTCTGGCAACCAAACCATTAATCCTGACCAGTTAGCCGATGCCTTGCTAAAGCTAGAGTCAGGCGAAGAATTAGATGAGGCTAATGCCAACCTGATTACCGATGTGGTTAACAAGCTAAAGGCACAGCCAGAGATTGATGAAGTAATTGACAACGGCCTTGACCTACTAGACCTAAAGAAAAAGCAGTTTGACCTACTACTGAAAAGAATCTAAACATGGCAAGCAAAGATGACATTAAGAGAGCTATCCTAAAAGCTGCTGGCAACCCATCAGTTGGCGTAATCGCTGACCTAGCTGATGACCTAGCTAAAGCAGTATGGGAACTAGACAATACAAACTCATACAACCCAGCCAAAGAAGCAAGGGTTGTTGAAAGTAAAGAAACCCGGTAGAGTTTTCTTTAGCCCTAGCTCAACCCCCTTTCTGAGCTAGGGTTTTCTTTTGCCTATAAAATTATGACTAACAGTTGAGTGTAAGCACCGCTGTCTCTGTTGAGTGTCAGCACCGCAGGAAACCCACAATTCAATCTATTTAGGAGATACACATGTCTGACTTTATTAAGTCACAGATGGATGCTCGCAACAACCTCATCGCACAGGCTAGAGAAGTTCTAGACATTGCACAGGCTGAAAAGCGTGGACTATCCGCTGAAGAAAACCAAAAGATTGCTCGCATCGAAGCTGACATTGACTCAGCCGATACAGCTATCAACACAGCTCGCAGCCTAGCAGAGCGTGAAGCTCGCGCTTCTGAGGCAGCAGCTTCATTCGCACCATCAGCACCATCAGCTTCAAACTCTGATGCTGACATTCTTCGCTCAATCGCTTCTGGCGAAATGCGTGGATACGACTTTGCTCGTGAAGCTCGTACTCTAGTACCATCCAGCAATACCGTTGGTCAGTCTTTCTTCGACCAAGTGTTTGAAATCGCTCAGCTAGTCGGTCCTATGCTAACCGTGTCTGAGGTATTCAACACCACCTCTGGTGAGAACCTAGTAATCCCGACAGTAACCGCTACCTCATCCGCAGGTTCAGTAGCAGCTGCTGGAACTATCTCCGAGAGCAACCCAACATTCTCATCCATCACCCTTGGTGCTGAGAAATACGGCGCACTTGTACAGGTAGCTCAGGAACTAGTAACTGATGCCGGATTCAACATCACTAGCTACATCGCACAGCAGCTTGGAACCTCTTTGGGTCTACAGGCTAACTCTGTTCTAACCACAAAGCTATCTGCTGCCGCAGGCTCAGTAGTAACTGGTGGAACTGGTGTTGCTGGTGCTGCTTCATACGAAAACCTAATTGACTTGGTTTACGGAATCGCCGATGGCGCTCGCGTACTTCCAGGCCTAGGCTTCCAGATGAGCAAGTCAGGTATCGCAGCAGCTCGCAAGCTAAAGGATGGCGCAGGAAACTATATCTGGACCAACTCAGCAGTACCAGGACAGCCAGCAACCTTGCTTGGCTACCCAGTATTTGAGAACCCAAATGTTGCCGCAGTTGGCACCGGAACAAAGAGCGTGCTCTTTGGACACTTGCCTTCCTTCAAGGTTCGTGTTGCTGGTGGAATCCGTGTTGACCAGAGCGCAGACTTTGCGTTCAACACAGACACCGTCACTTACAGAGGTCTAATCAGACTTGATGGTGGACTAACACACGCTACCCACATTGGGTACTTCAAGGGTGGAGCAAGCTAAACCCTAGCTCTCCAGTAAAAAGCTGGCAGGGGTCGCAGAGCGTAGGACTGCGGCCCCTGCCTTTTTTTGCTATTGTTTATGTATGCCTACAAATAAAGAGAAACTGACTGGAGCTGTAAGCCTTTGGTCTAACAGCTACAACGCACCAACCGGATACGGACAACAAGCGACTATGTTGCTTGACCGACTCAAACGCTCTGGCCTTGATGTCGCAATGCTTTCTAACTATGGGCTTGAGGGAATCCCCGGGACAATCTCAACCCCTTATGGAAAAGTTCCACACTACCCAAGAGGCCTTGACCTTTACTCAAATGATTCGGGTCCGGTTGACCACAAGACCTTTATCTCACAGCACGACAAACCAAATCTTTTTATAAGTCTTTACGATGTCTGGGTTATGAAGTCAAAGCTTTACGATGATTTTCCAATCGCAGCTTGGACACCGCTTGACCATGTAACCTTACCGCCGGGAGTTGAAAAGTTTTTACGCAAAGAGAATGTCACCCCAATAGCGATGTCACCACACGGAGTAAGACAGCTAACCGAAAAGGGTATTGCTTGTGAGTACGCACCTCACGCAATAGATACCAAGGTTTACAAGCCAACAAGCAAAATAGGTAAACACGAGATAAACGCTTATATGGGACTAGAGCCAGACCAGTTCCTAGTCGGAGTTGTTGCGGCTAACAAGGCATCAGGCCTAGTACACCGGAAAGCTTTCGGCGAACTTATCCTTGCCTTTAGTATCTTTGCTAAGAAACACTCTGATGCTGTTTTGTATCTACACACAGATGGTATGGGTCAAGCCGGTGGTTGGAACTTACTAAACATCCTGAACTCGGTTGGTATACCTAAAGAGCAGGTCATCTTTCCTAACCCTAATGATTACAGGTTCGGACTAGCTCAAGCTGACCTTGCTGCTCTTTATAGTCGAATGGATGTCTTGCTTGCGCCTAGCTTTGGTGAAGGCTTTGGCGTTCCTAGCGTTGAGGCTCAGGCTTGTGGCACTAGGGTAATCGGTTCTAACTGGGCAGCTACCCCGGACCTAGTAAGCCCTGACTCTTGGCTAACCGATGGACAGCTAAGTTGGGATGCTGGACAAGATGCTTGGTGGATGACCCCCAATGTATCTAGCTTAGTAAATGCGCTTGAAGAGTCTTACAAAGCGGAGCGTGGACCATCACAGGTAGCCATAGACTTTGCGAGTCAGTTCGATGTTGAAAAGGTATGGGAGAATAACTGGATGCCAATTCTAAGAAAGTTACTTAAATGATTCCGGTCTTAGCTTTCCCAACTTACGCTAGGCACGACCTAGCCCAAAGAATGATTGACTCTATTGACTACCCAGTTGAGCATCTTGTAATTGTTGACAATTCTGGCAAGCGGGAGTTTAAGCCTATAAAGCCAGACACAGTAAAGAATCTTTGGCTTATACAAGTTCCTTTTGGTTTAGGGCCAACAGCAGCGATGAACTTTGTTATTAAATCAACCCCTCACTCTAAGTATTGGGTCTTTGCCAGCGAAGATACTTATTGTGCCCCCGGTGCTTTAGAAAAGATACACAACGAGGC